TGGAGCGGCTTGCTGAGGCGACCGGCTACCACAGAGAGTCGCTCTACACGTTCGCGAACGCGACGCGCTCCAAGACGTTCCCGATCAAGCGCGCGATGCGTATCGCACGCGCGTTCGGGGACCGGCGGGCGCTAGGCAGGAAGGTCACGGTCGTCCGGCTGCGGTCATCCTGGTTGCGTCGATTCCACGAGAACCAGGAGACACAGGCATGAGCATCACCACGACGACGGCGACCGAGGGCGGTCACTGGTACACGCGCGGCGGCGAGCAGATCGACACCGTCCAGGCGAAGAACGGGAACGCCAGGAGGCCGACGGTTCGCGACGCGAGGAAGCACGGATGGCTGCCGGGCTGCACGACGATCGTGAAGTGTGCGGCGGCTCCTGCGCTCACGATGTGGCAGGCGAAGGAGACCGTCCGCGCCTGCGCGGAACTCGGCCCGCCGATGATGACCATCGCCGACGGGAAGCCGATGATGGTCGAGACGTTCGAGGACTACCGGCGGCGCGTCGCCGCGCGCGTCGCTGCGATCACCGAACACGCGCGCGAGATCGGGACCGAGGTGCATGGCAACTTCCACCGATACGTCTCCGACGCGACCTTCCGGAAGCAGGAGCAGCAGAAGGCGATGTTCATGGAGGGCGGCGAGACGCCGGTCACGGCCATCTGGAAGACGCTGCACGAGTTCGTCCTGGACTGGAACCTGATGGTCGAACGTCAGGCGATGGTCGACGCGACGATGCGCGACGCGACGAAGGTCGAGCCGGACGTCCCGAAGTGGCTGCATCATCTGGAGGACATCACCCAGGCATGGTTCGAGCAGCCGGACTTCGACGACTTCCGCCGCTGGCGCAGCGAGGATCCGGTCGTTCACCCGCTGGGATTCGCGACGAAGGCGGACCTCTGGACGCCCGAGGGCGGCGGCTGGCTGTTCGACTTCAAAGGCAAGCGGAGGCCCGAGGACCTGACGGCGACGACCTACGAGCAGCACCATCTGCAACTTGCGGCGACGCGCGAGGCGATCCACTACACGCACGGCGTCGACATCCCGCCCGAGCAGTGCCGGATCATCTACTTCAGCCGCGAGGACGGATACGAGGCGCAGGTCACCGCCGCCTGCGGCGACGACATCCGTCGCGGCTGGCAGATGTTCTGCGGGCTGCACGCATACTGGGCATCACGCGCAAACCACTTTCCCGGCTGGGAGGACTAGCCGGATCTACTCGAAGGACAGAACGAGATGACTGACGACACGAAGACGATCCCGGCGCTGGACGCCGTTCTCACGCCCGACGACACGCGGAACAAGGGCACCGGCTCCTACAGCGTCCGCTACGCGCCCTGGGGCAAGATCAGCCAGCTGCTGCGGAAGCACGCGCCCGGCTGGCAGCCCATCGCCATCCCGAACGACCACGGCTTCATCACGCACGAAGCCCCGGACGGGAGCCGGTTCCTGATGATGGCGTTTGAGTTCACCGACGGACGCCGGACGCAGCCGGTCCCGCACGCGATCATGGACAACAAGATGAACGCGAAGAAGCAGGTCGACGCGCGCGACGTCGCGGACGGCTTCGTCCGAGGGATGTGCAAGGCGGCGGCGCTGACGTTCGGCCTCGGCATCGAGATGTGGACCGGCGACCCGCTCGACGAGGGCGAGCCCGAGCCGGTGAAGGTGAAGGCGAAGCCCGCGAAGCCCGCGCCGAAGAAGAAGCCCGCTGCGGCTCTCAAGAGCAGTACTGCTGCTGTGCAGAGCAGCTCTGCTGACGACAAGCGAGCGCGGTTTAGCGGCGACGATCTCCTCTCGAAGACCAAGTCGGAGCTGATCGCGATGATCGCCGAGGCGAAGGCCGAGCGTCGCCTGGAGCAGGTCGACCTGATCAAGGCGGCGAAGGCGGTCGGCGTCGACTACGGCGGCGGCAACCCGGCGCTGCTGGAGATCCAGGACCTGCGCGACATCTACGGCGCGCTCCAGGACGTCCCGGTGAAGACGGACGACGTCCCCTTCTGATCCGGCGCTGCCGATTGTGCAGCGCCGCCGGTCCTGCGACACTTCCCGCATGACCGAAGCGACCATGGAGGCGGTTCGGCGCAGCTGCGTCGAACTCGTCGAGTCGATCGACCGGGTCGTAGTTCGCGCCGCGACCCAGGGCGAACAGGCAGACCACGGGGAACTGGAGAAGGCGACCGTCCTGGCGATGCGTCGCCTCGCGGGCATCCCCGCGATTCACCGCCTGCGCGGTCGCGTTCGGGAGGCCAGCGACCTGGAGGTGGTCAGCGCCATGACGACGATGGCGGACTTCGCTGCGGAGAAGGACGGCGTGCAGATCGTCCAGGCGCTGATCCGCGCAGCCATCGAGGCGAAGAAGCCGGAAGTGGCAGCGCAGCTTCGCAAGCTGCTCGGCAGACGTGTGAGAGCAACTGAGGGCAAGTGATGACGGACAACCAAAAGAGCTACATCGCGGATGGCCTACGCGCCTTGGCACTACCCTGTGCCGACCTCGCGCACGATCCTGCGAACGCCAGGAAGCACAGCGACCGGAACATCGCGAGCATCGCGGCGAGCCTCCGGAAGTTCGGGCAGCGCAAGCCGATCGTCGTGCAGCAGGAGGGGATGATCGTCCGCGCCGGGAACGGGACGCTCGAAGCGGCTCGGTCGCTGGGCTGGGATGAGATCGCCGCGATCGTCGTCGACGACGACAACGTCACCGCCGCCGCGTTCGCGATCGCCGACAACAGGACCGCCGACCTCGCTGAATGGGACGACGACGTCCTGGCCAGCGTCCTCGGCGGACTCAAGCAGGAGGGCTGGGACCTCGACGGCGACCTCGGCTTCGACCAGGACGAGATCGACCGCCTGCTCGACGGCGGGACACCTCCTGACGTTGAGGAGGACGACGTCCCGGACACGCCGGACGACCCGATCACCCAGCCGGGCGACGTCTGGGAGCTTGGCGAGCACCGCCTGATCTGCGGGGACTCGACCGACGCGACCGTCGTCGCCGAGGTCATGGCAGGCGAGCGCGCAGCCATCTGCGTGACCGACCCGCCCTACAACGTGAACTACGGGACCTTCAAGGGTCCGAAGTTCCGCGAGCGACCGATCGAGAACGACAACCTCAGCCAGGAGGACTTCCGCACGTTCTGCCGGGCGTTCGTCGAGCAGATCAAGGCGAACGTGTCGGGCTGCGTCTACGTCTTCGGAGCACCAGGACCGGACGGTCGCATCATGTTCACCGCGCTCGATGACGCGCTGCACTGCTCGACGACGATCGTCTGGAACAAGGACGTCTTCACGCTGGGGCGCGGCAAGTATCAGAACAAGTATGAGCCCTGCTGGTTCGGCTGGGTCGAGAACGGTTCCGCGTTCGTCGACGACCGGACGCTGTCGAACGTCTGGGACTTCCCGAGACCGAAGGCGTCGAAGGAGCACCCGACGATGAAGCCGGTCGCGGTCATCGCCCAGGCGATCGGCCACGCGAGCGCGAAGGGGGACCTGATCTTCGAGCCCTTCGCCGGGTCCGGCACGACCGTAGTCGCAGCCGAGCAGCTGGGCCGACGGGTCCGGGCGATCGAACTCAGCCCCGCCTACTGCGACGTCGTCGTCCGGCGATGGGAGGAACTGACGGGGAAGACAGCCGTCCGGAGGGCGTGTGAGCGCGTCTAAGCCATCCAAACGAAAGACGACCCGGAAGACCAAGGCGACAAAAGCAGCGCCGAGGAGGACCGGCAGGCCGTCCAAGCGGACGCCAGACGTCGAGGCCCTGATCCTGAAGGCGCTGGGCGTCGGCCTGAGCTACGAGGTCGCGGCGGACTTCGCGGGGATTCACCGGGACACGCTGCTGTCCTGGCGGCGGACCGACGAGACTTTCTCGGCAGCCGTAAAAGAGGCCACGGCGCGAGGGAAGGTCGGCGTCGCCGGGCGGCTCATGTCCCTGATTCAGTCCGGGAACGTCGCGGCGACCATCTTCTGGCTGAAGACGCGCACCGAGGAGTTCCGGGAGATCCGGCAGGACCGGGCGGCTGACCCGGAGACGATCGCCCAGGAACTGGAGGCGGCGGCGAAGGCGATGCGCGGGACGATCCAGGGACCGACGGATGGGTTCGCCTGACGCCCTGGCTGGCCCCACACGGCGCTGGACGTCGCTGACGCACCACCCAGAGCAGTGGCGGCTTTGGACGTCGCAGGCGCGGTTCAGGGTCGTTCCTGCGGGACGTCGATCCGGGAAGACCGAGATCGCCAAGCGCTGGGTCGTCCAGCGGGCCTGCACGCTGGGAACCCAGGGCCGGAAGTATGCCTTCGCCGCGCCGACGCGGGACCAAGCGAAGCGCATCTACTGGTCCGACCTGAAGGCGCTGGTTCCGCGCGTCTGGATGGCCGAGGACCCGCGCGAGACCGACCTTGAGATCCGCCTGCGGAACGGGAACCGGCTGTGCGTCGTCGGCATGGACAGGCCCGAGCGGATCGAGGGCGAGCCGCTGCACGGGATCGTCCTCGACGAGTACGCGAACATGCGGGCCGAGGCCTGGACGGAGAACATCAGCCCGGCGCTGGACACGCCGAACCAGCCGCCCGGATGGGCATGGTTCATCGGCGTCCCGGAAGGCCGGAACCACTACTGGCAGCTGTGGACGGAGGCGGCGGCGCTGCGGGACGCCGGGCAGTCCTGGGACCGCTTCCACTGGCGCAGCGCGGACATCATGAGCCCGGAGGCGATCGAATCCGCCCGGCAGCGCATGGACGAGCGGACGTTCCGGCAGGAACTCGAAGGCAGCTTCGAGTCCTACGCCGGGCTGGCCTACTACAACTGGTCGGACGGGAACATCGTCCGGGGACTGGCGGACGTCTACGACCCGGACGCGGACCTGATCGTCTGCTTCGACTTCAACACCTCGCCGGGCGTCGCGGTCATCGCGCAGGAACTCGGTCGCCGCCCATACCTGCCCGAGGGCGCGGAACCGGACAGCACGGCGGTCATCGGCGAGGTCTGGGTCGACCAGAACTCGAACACGCCCATCGTCTGCGAGCGCGTCCTGGGCGACTGGGGGTATCACCGGGGACGTGTCCTCTGCTACGGTGACGCGAGCGGCGGCGCTCGAACGACCGTCGCCGTCGCGGGCAGCGACTGGGACATCATCAAGCGCGCGCTGCGGGCGCGATTCGGCGACCGGCTGTCAATGCGGAACAGGAAGGCGAACCCGAGGGAGCGTGCGCGCGTCAACGCGGTCAACTCCCGGATCGCCACGTCCGATGGCCGACGCCGCTTGTTCGTGGACCCAGTCGAGGCCCCGCACGTCGTCGCGGACTTCGAGCGCGTGGAGACGACGAAGGACGGGCGCGGCGAGATCCAGAAGGACCAGGGAGGGCCGCTGACGCACGTCAGCGACGCGCTCGGCTACTACATCCACGACCGCTTCCCGGTCGCGGAGAACAAGATGATCAGCGTGAAGGTGACCTAGATGCCGCTTCAGCAAGTGACCAGGACGACCGCCGTCGGCGCGGTCTCTACCGGGACCGCCGACCCGAAGACGGCGACCGTCGACGTCGGGACACCCGCCTACCTGCGGATGCTGCACGGGCAGCACTGGATGCAGGCGGGCGCGGAGAACGTCGGCGGCTGGGACCTGATCGACGACCTGATGCACGGCACCGAGGCGATGCGGGCGAAGCGGACGGACTACCTGCCGATGTATGAGCAGGAGGACGCGCTCGACTACGACAAGCGCCTGAAGGCGACGGTCCTGCACCACGGATTCCGGCAGGCGGTCGAGAGGAACGCCGTCCGACCGTTCGCGAAGCCGGTCCAGATCAAGCTGCCGGACGACGTCGAGGCCCTGCCTGAGCCGCTGGATCGGATCGCCGACAACGTCGACGGCGAGGGGACGGACCTGACGGAACTGGCGCGGCGGCTGATGACGGACGGCGTCGCGCGCGGCCTAGCCATCATCCTGGTCGACCATCCGACGATCAGCGACACGATGAACGCCGCCCAGGCCGAGGAACTGGACCTGCGGCCCCGGTTCAAGCGCGTCATGCCGAGGAACCTGATCGGCTGGACGGAGACCACGAACGCGGCGGGCGATCGCGAGGTCGCGGAGGTCCGGATCAAGGAGATGCGGACGGAGAAGGTCGGTGACTTC